CATAATTAGCCGCATAAAGGACATACAATCAGAAGCACGGTTGCGCCTAATCTTTGACACGCAGACAAGCCAAGCGCAGGCATATGGCTATTACAAGCAAGGGCAAGACCCTGCGATCCTTGATGAATTTCCCGCGCAACGGTTTATAAGGGCAGAGAAGCGCAAAGTGCCAAGACCCCTGCACGTAAGAAACACAAATGTTGTCAGGCGAAAGGATGACTTGGAGTTTTGGAAGCGCATGAATAGTCCCGCAATTGGCGGCTTAGGAGTGCCATACGGGCCTTGGGGATTTAACAGCGGCATGGATGTAGAAGACGTTGACCGCGACGAGGCAATAAGGCTTGGCTTAATACAAGAAAATGAGCAGGTGCAGCCGCCAGATGAAACCTTTAACAAAGGCTTAAAAGCATCAGCAGACGTTGACCCCGAATTTCTAAACAAGTTTTTAAATAAGCTGCAAAAGGGTGCAGTAACTGACGGGGATATTGTGCAGATCACAGAGCAACTTAGCAGTGCGCCTGCCCCTGCTCCTGCTAAGAAAGTGCCCGAGAAGGTTGTTGAACCGGAGCCAACTGTAGTTACTCCTCTGCAAACCTACACCAAATTCAAGAATGCCGTATTATATCAAATTAAAACAGAAAAGGATTATGGCAAGGAAAACAAAGCGTTAGTTGATAAAATGCGAGTATATCGCAAGGAATTGCCATTGCTTGATCGTGAAATTTACAACCGCAGCACAGGGCGAAGACCTAAAAGAAAATATGCAGATTTATCTGATGCCGATCTAAAGCAGAAGGCAGAGAAAATACGCGCACAATGGCACGCAGATGCTGCCAAATACAGAGAGAATGACAGAGCAGCACAAAAACAGAGCGAAAGGTTGTTTAACAATGTCATTGCATCTAAAAAGCCAAACACATTCCAACCAAAAGGCTTTAACACTAAAGGTGCACCAATGAGGCCAACAAAGGCATGGAAGAAAGGCACAGAAGAATGGAACAAACTGACAGGAGACATACCTGTTACGCCATTAAATGACGCAGACATAGCGGCAGGCATCACGCCAGAGAGTGCAGCCAAAGCACTGCCAGCCAGCAGTAACATCTATGTTAATAAAAAGAAACGGGCATTTAGCAGGCAAGGGGTAGGCATATTTGTAAGCAGGGACGAAGATATACGCACAATTATCCATGAACTAGGGCACCAGTTAGAAGATAACACGCCGTGGATCAAAAACATGGTTAAGAAGTGGATGCAGGAAAGGCTTGATAAAGGGCGCAAGGCACTAGAGGACAAGCTGAAAAAGACAACAGACCCTACAAAGCGCGAGGGCATAATGCAAAAGCTGCTGAAGTACACAATGCGGCCACTAAATAAGATTTACAAAACAAAGCAATATGATTCTTGGGAAGTGGCTTTTGAAGATGACTTTTTAGACGCATATGTTGGCAAGGTCTACGAACGTGGCAGCACTGAAATTGTCAGCATGGGCTTAGAACGAATGTACCACAACCCTGTGCAGTTTCAGAGATCAGACCCTGATCATTTTGACCTAATGCTAAGGATACTCAAAGGAGTTGATACTTTAGACGTTAATATTCCGATTCCAAATGATTAAAATACAGGTAGATGAAGACATTATTAGGCTAACCAAAGACAAGTTTGCCGCTGATGATAGACGAGACAGCAGTGCAACACTGTTAGCCTCCACAATGGAAGGCATTGCAATGGATTACCCATTCAGAGGTAACGGATATATGCCTGACGCTGACCTAAGCCTAGCCAATTACGTAGTTAAGCAGCTACTCAAGCGCAAACTAGCCAAGTCTGCGTTTATTTTGACAAACACAAACACACCTTTGTCAACAGATGGCAATCAAGACAATGTTTATTAGGCTGCAAAACAGTAGCGTGTATCACTAACACCGGATAAAAGGAAAAGTTGCGCTATGGAATTAGAAAAACCTAGCTACTCAATTGCAGAGGCTGCTCGCTTGCTTAATTTTAGCAGGTACAGGGTCAAAATGATGATCGAATTAAAGCAACTTAAAGCCATAGGCGCAGGCAAACAGCGTGTTATTTTAAAACATGACTTGGCAAAGTATTTTTCCCTAAAAGCAAAATAAACCCTAAATACTCGCCAGAATTGTACATAATTAATACAAATTTACTGCTATTTGCAGTTGCTAAAAGTATTTAATTAGTAGACAACTGGCCGCAGCAAATGGATGCAGCAACGACAGGCAGGCGGTTAACCTCTTCAAAACCAGCAAATAATGGTAAACATCCGGGGGGCAGACCTAAAACTGTATTTGACCTAGATTTAGTTGAAAGGCTTGCTGCAATCAACGCAACTAAGGATGAAATGGGCATTGTATTAGGCTGTAGCCACGATGTAATAGATCGGGCAATGCGTGATCCAGAAAGCGAGTTAAGCGTTGCTTTTAAAAAGGGCAAGGCTAATTTGAAAACCTCGCTGAAGCGGAAACTCGTAGAGCAAGCACTAGAAAAAGACAATGTGGTCAGCCTAATCTTTGCTTTAAAAAACATTTGCGGCTTTTCAGATCGTGCAGAGGTGAACGTGGAGCACAGTGGTCATGTGGTTACTGATGAGAAGAAATTAGTGCAAACATGGCGCGAAATGCTTGGTTCACCGCAAAGCACCAACAATTAGTGGATAAAGAAGCGAAAATTAAGGCAATGTTTGGCCTGATGCTGCCCTACCAACAACGATGGGTTGCAGATGATTCTCGCTTTAAGATATGGCTAAAGTCTCGGCAGATAGGCGGTTCTCTTGGATCAGCATTTGAAGCAGTAGCTGATTGCATCGACAAACCTAACACAGATTGGGTTGTGCTATCGGCAGGCCAAAGGCAGTCAGAAGAATGGATGGTTAAAGGGCACAGGGTCGCTAAAGTTGTCTCTGATGCGCTAGATGCTGGAAAACCTGATTGCCGCACTTCTGAAGTAAGATTCAGCAATGGATCGCGTATCCTTGCACTGCCTGCCAACCCCGAGACTGTGCGCGGTTACTCTGCAAACCTTGTGCTAGACGAGTTTGCATTCCATGAAAAGCCAGACCGCATTTATGAGGCAATTTATCCAGCAATCTCTAACCCATTGCGAGGTGAACTGAAAATCAGGTTAATCAGCACGCCAGCCGGTAGAAATTCCAAGTTCTTTGAAATATGGGACAAATCTAAGGAATTGGGCTTTGTGCGTCATACAACTACGATTCACACGGCAATCGAGGAGGGGTTGCCTATGGATGCGGAAGAATTAAAGCGCGGCTTGGATGATCCCGAATCATGGGCACAAGAATATGAGTGCGAGTTTGTGGATGCTGCCAATGTCCTGCTGCCTTACACGCTTATTGACGAGTGTGTAAGTGATGAAGCGACAAAAGACTGCGATGCACAGGGAGCTAATCCTAAGTTTGTGGGCATAGACATAGGCCGCAAGCATGATCTAACTGTTTGTTGGACACTGGAGAAAGTGGGGGATGTGCTTTGGACTCGGGAAGTGTTGGCATTGCGTGATACTCCCTACCATCTGCAAGAGGAGTTGTTGAGCGAGAGAATCAACAAGGCAAGCTATGCTGCCATTGATTCGACAGGCATTGGCAATGCACTAAGCGAGTCTCTGGCCAATCGTTTCGAGTACAAGCTAGAACAGTGCAACTTCACGCAGGGATTCAAGGCTAAGATATTCCCCGGTTTACGCAGGTCATTCCAAGCTAGGGCACTAAGGGTGCCGCGTGATCCTGCGATAAGAGAGGATTTGCACAGTGTTAACGAGGTGACTACTCCCGGGGGCAACAAGCAGTATCGTGCACTTAGGCGAGCAGATGGGCACGCGGACAGGTGCACAGCCTTGGCACTTGCTAACTACGCATCTGTACTTAACCAAGGCACAGGTGCAATTTCTGACACTGACAACATAATGCTAGGCAGGGCGCGACTGTCTGGATTAAGGCCGACACTGGTATGATTGCAGAATTAAGTAACCGCATAGGGCAGATATTCACGGCCAAAGAGGAGCGTAATGGATCAATTGCCAAGCGCGTAGTAGCTCCAAGCACAAGAGACAGGCTTGAAAGCAACGCATTGGGCAGCAAGCAATCACCTGCCAATGTCATTGCAATCCTACGTGCAGCCCTAAGCGGGGATATCAAACAGCAGTACCAAGTCTACGAGTTAATGGAGGACTCTTGGGCTAGGCTGGCAAAAAACCTGCATGAGCTAAAAAGCGCAGCAGCCTCTGCAAAATACACAGTTATGCCTTACAGTGCCAGAGGCGAAGACCCTACACCAGAGGCGCAGGATAGGGCCAAGTTTGTGCAGCACTGCTTGGACAACTGGAACGGCAACCCTGTAGCTAACACAAACGGGTTCAAAGATGCTGTTTATGATCTTTGTGACGGCGTAGGCAAGGGCTTTTCTGTGCAAGAAATCATTTGGGAAGCGTCCAGCGAAGGCATTCGCCCGAAATCAACATATTGGCTGCACCCTCGGTATTATGGCTACCCATTTGACGAGCCTAATTTGATGCTGGCACCAAATGCAGATGGTGTCTATGAAGAATTTCCCGAAAACAAGTTTTTGATTGCGATTTACAAGAATAGATCAGGCAACTCGATGGGCTACGGTCTGCTTAGGCAGTTGGCCTATTGGTGGAGTGGTCAGAACTATTGCCGCGATTGGCTGCTTAACTTTGCACAGGTATTTGGCCAGCCTTTGCGTTGGGCAACCTACGACCCCGGTGCAGCAGCACACATCAAGAATGATATTGCTGATATGCTCGAAAACATGGGGGCAGCAGCATGGGGAGCGTTCCCAAGTGGCACGCAGGTAGAGTTTAAAGAGGCAGGCAAGAGCGGACAGGACAACCCGCAATCCTACTTTATTGATTTAGCGGATAAACTGTGCGACATCGCTATCTTAGGCCAAACACTGACAACTGACGTTGGCGATTCTGGCAGTAGAGCACTTGGGGATGTGCATCAAGATGTGCGTACATCGCGCCTGCAAGATGTGTGCAATTTTGCTGCTAACACAATAAACGAGCAGCTAATCCCTGCCATTTGCGAATTGAATTATGGGCACCATGAACAGGCCCCGTATGTTGTGCCTGATTTGGCTGGCCCCGGCGATCCTACGACAGAGGCAACACGTGATCAGATTCTGCTAAACAGTGGCGTAGCCATGCCTAAACAGTGGTTTTATGACAGGCACGATGTCCCTGTGCCAGAGGCTGACGAGGATGTGATTGCACCGCCTGTTGCCCCTGCGCCTGTTGGCCCTGCCTTTGCAAAAGATGCTGTTGTTGATGCTGCATCACGTGCAGAACCGACATCTAGGGACAAACTGCTTAACAATGTCATTGAGGATGTTACAGGAGTCAGTGAGCAGTGGCTTGCACCTGTTAAGCCTGCGTTTATGCAGTTAGTTAACAAGGCACTGTCTGATGATGTGTCTGACGAAGATTTAGAGCAGGCAATAACAAGGGCTGCTGACACAATGCCAGAGATGTTTGACCAACTAAACACAAAGGCATTGCAAGAGGCGATGGAGAGAAACATGGGGGCAGCAATGGTGAATGGCGCCAACAAACGATTTGAACAGTCGCCCCTGCCCAAGTTGGAAAAGTGACAATGGCAAACATCAAAAACGGGATAACTGTGCAAGTGCCTAATTTTAGCGCACTGAAGCTAGACAGTGATGCCGTTACTGATGTGTTGACCATTGGAGCAAGGGCAACTAGCAACTACCTAAAGAAGTTCTACCGCGAGAAGGACAGCAAAGAGCCGAATAAACTAGGCGGCAGGCGCACGCATTTTTGGAATAGGCAAGTTGGTGGCAATGTCCAAACGCCAAAGACTGAAGGCGACAAGGTAATAGTGGCAATTGACAACTCTATTTTGCCGCACAAGGTAAAGGGCGGGACAATCAAGGCAAAGCGCACAAAGTATCTGACAATTCCGCTGATTGCAGAGGCTTACGCAAAGCCTGCACGCAGTTTTGATGATCTGATATTCATAGAGTCAAAGAAGGGCAACAAACTGTTGGCAAAGCCAGAGAAGAAAAGAAGCACTGCCCGAAAGTTTAACCCTAAAAGCGAGGCAAAGAAGCGCAAGCCAAACACTAGGAGGCAACAAAGAAGTCAGCAGCCTCTTGGCCTGCGTGTTGACAGACCAAGCCCACAGCCAGAGCGGGAAGAGAGCAAAATTACACCTTACTATCTGCTAAAGGAGCAAGTAACGCAAAAGCCTTGGCCAAATAGCATCCCAAAGGATGAGCAGATCAGCGAGGTAGCAATGAAGGCAATGTTACGGAGGATTGAAAGGCTAACAGAAAGGAAAGCTGCCTGATGCCTTTGCCAACTCCTAGCAATGAAACACGTGACCAATTTACCGACAGATGCATTATCGACCCTGTTATGTTGCGGGAATACCCTGACGACAAGCAGAGGTTTGCAGTCTGTATTAGTCAGTACAGTGCAGTGCAGGCTAAAGAGGACAAGCCACTTAATAAGCCATTTCGCACGCCAGACGGGCCGCGCAAGTTTGCTGTTTATGTCAAAAACGACAAAGGCAATGTTGTCAAAGTTAACTTTGGCGATCCAGACATGGAAATCAGGCGGGACGATGACGAAGCTAGGCAGAATTTTAGAAAGCGATTCCAGTGCGACACAAACCCCGGCCCGAAATGGAAGGCTAAATATTGGTCATGTCGTATGTGGGAGTCAGGCAAAACAGTTGACGATGTGTTGACTGCTGAATACGTAGAAAAGGAATACAACGAATACATGGCTAAACGAACATATCCAACAAGCGGCATTGTTCATGCGATCAGTTCGGAGATACTAGGCGACGATCTGCCTAGCGACATCCAATACCTGCCGCCGGGGCAACACAGCATAACGGCAAGCAAGAACGGCAAGCCTGCTGATTTAACTTTAAATGTAACTGCTAAAACCGCAGACAGGCTGCAAAAATCCTACGAGAAAATCACAGCAGGAGATCGGGAGCAGGTTTTTATTGATTTCAACCACGACGACAAGGAGGCGAGTGGTTGGGTTACTGGATTCTATTGGGCAGGTGATGACGCAGAGGAGGGCGGCGTGCGTGCCAAAGTAGAATGGACAAGCAAAGGCGAGGAGGCCTTGCAAGGTAGGAATTACCGCAAATTTTCCCCGACATTTACCCTTAATGCTAAGGGAGAAATAGACGGGACAACTTTAAATGCAGGAGGTCTTGTTAATCGGCCAGCGTTTAAAGACATAACACCGATTGTTGCCACTGACGGCAGCGATCAAAACGTAAAAAGTCAAATGGACGAAGAAAAAGAACAAATGACATCGGGCGAGTACGATAAGGAGAAGCTCATGTCTCAGTTGGCCGAAAAAGACGAGGAGGTCAAATCCTTAAAGGCCAAAATCGCAGCACTAGAAGAGGACAAAGACAAGGACAGCGAAATCGCTGCCAAATCTGCCGTTGATCGTGCTGTAGAGGAGGGACGAATCCCGGCAAAAGATGAAGAGGTTAAAGCCAAATGGGTTAACACCCTAAAGGCAGACCCCTCTGCAATTTCTTTGCTTAATTCAATCCCTGTAAACCCTGCACTGTCGCGTGTGGTAAACGCCAAGCGTGACAGCAACAAACAATTCGCAACGAACCAAGAGGAGCAGATGCGTGCAGTTAACGAGTACAAAGCTCAAAACGGCACATCGTTTGAGGCTGCTTTTAACGCGGTTCGTTACGACAAACCTGAACTGTTTAACTAAAAGATAAAATGGCTGGTACATTAACTAGAGACGTAGCGATCTTTTCGTTTGAAAGTTCGGCAGACTTAACCGGCAAAGAAGGTTATGCAGTCGAGGTGGAAAGCGGAAAGGTAGAGCTTTGGGATGGCACTGGGGAACCGTTTGGCGTTGTGCTAGATGGCGAAACCACTGCCGGGAGAAATACGGTTGCAACATTTGCGGCTGCAAGCGGCACTGTTAAGGTGAAGCTCGCAGGCACTGTTACTGCTGGAATGTTGTTGGAGATTGCCTCTGGAGGCAAATTCCAAGAGCGCACTGGCACCAATGACAGTTATGCAATGGCAATCGAGGATGGTGTTGCTGATGAAATGGTTGAAGCGGCATTGTGCAAGTACAACAAGTAATTGTTTAAGGAGATAATACAATGGGATTAAGATCAGAAGCATCAGTTAACCCGACATTAACCAACTATGCATCAGGCGTTGTTAACGACCTGACAAGTGCAGTTGCAGAGTTCATTGCCCCAACGGTAACTGTTCCTGCGACTATCGGGCAGTATAAGGCATACGACAACAAGAATGCCTTTCAAACCTATGACACCTCAAGGGGCGTAGGTGGATCTGCGAAACGCATCTTTATGGATGTAAGCGAGCCAACATACAACTGCATTCCGCAAGCTCTGGAAATCACAATTGACGATTCAGAGCGGGACGCAGCAGGTACTACTAACCCGCTTGATTTGGAACAGGCCAAGGTAAAGACTCTTGTGCAAAGCTCTGTGCTTTCGCATGAGAAAGATGTGTTTACCACAATCAACGCTGCCGTAGCCTCTGACACTTCAACAACTGTTGGCGGTGGTTCATTGGGCGATTGGAGCAGTTCAAGTGTCGATCCTATCGAGCAGCTTGATTCTTTGATTGAAGGCATTGCCAAGGACACTGGCCAGATGGCTAATGGTATCCTGATGGGAATGGGCGCATGGCGTTTGTTTCGTGCTAACGACAAAGTTGTAGCCAAGCAACCCGGCGCCGCTCTTATTGGCCTAAATGTTGGTCAAGCCTCTTCAATGCTGGTTAACCCCGGTATTGAGATCAAGGTTGGCACGCTTGCCTACGATACCACTAAGCAGGGCAAAACACGCAGCAACGCTTTCGTAAACGGGAACGAGGTCTACGTGTTTGTCCGCAGTGGTAGTCCAACCATTTATGATCCAAGCGCGGTTAAAACCTTTGCTGGCGGTCGCGGTGGTGTTAGTGCGGTTCGTCAATATCGTGACGAGTCAAGCAGAAGTGATGTTTATGCGGTTGATTGGAGCCGTGACGTTAAAGTCACCTCTAGTATCTGCATTAAGCGCACAACTGCTTCCTAATGGTTAAGGGGCAGGGAGGTTTTACTAATTTGCCTCCCTGCCTCTCTTTTAAAAAAATTAGAAACAGAGGAATTTAAAGAAATGGGAAATCCGCTTTGGTGTAACAACGTAGTGCCAACAGGCGCAGGCACGGGCCGCGTCAGCCAGACAGGCGAGCAATCAATTGCCGCCAACTCTAGTCGCACAAGCATAACTTTACAGAATTTAGGCACAGACGAAATCTATGTTCGCCTTGATGCCACCACACCAACATCGTCCAACGCACATTACATTCTTGCAGCACCGGCAGCTAGTCTTGGCGGCGACGGAGGATTTTTGAAAGTAGACGGGTATGTTGGGGCAATGAAAGTGCACGCCGGGGGCAGTAGCTTCACCGTACAAATTGTTGAGTATCAGACAACATGAGCGCGACATTAGTAACACCAAAAACCACTAGCGGCGGGGAGATAATCCGCGAGCTAGTCAATGCCTCAGACGGCGCGGGACTGCATTTTGATGGTGCGGCAGGAAACATCGACATTGCCTCGCCGCCCGATTTGGGAACCAAGTGTAGTTTTGAGTTTATACTAAAAGCAGACAGTTGGGACAGCTACCAAACGATTTTTGATTTTGGGACAGGTGGCAGATTTCAGCTATACACAACAAACGGCACTT